CGGGGGTAAATGCGAAAACTGGCGTGGTGTCTCGGGGGGTCGTGCCTAAAAAATCGTGGTGCGACTCCATGTTTTGGGTGGGTCATAGGTAGTGGCGTGCGACGAAGACGACGGCGATGATGAGGAGGATGATGGCGAGCCATGCTGCGATAGAGAGTCCGAGTACGAGCAGCATCAGCGGCTTGTCCTGGTGTCGGTGAACCCACCCGGTCGGCTGTTGGTGATGCGGTTCTGGTTGTTGGCGCTGGGGTAGCCGTGTCGTGCTGGGTTGGGGTTGGATGCGTCGAGGCCGATGCGTTGGAAGGTGGTGCCTCGTGGGTTGCCGCGTCCTTTGGTGGTGAAGGTGGGGGGTGAGCCTGTGGGGTAGCTGGTGGCCATGGTGCTGGTCCTCTCGGTGGTCGGTGCTGTGGTTGCTGCGTGGTTGATGGTAGCGAGTGGGGTGGTGGGTGTGAGGATGGTGAGGGTGATGGCGAGTAGCGGCGTCATGGTTCTCCTAGCTGTGGTCGGATGGCAGCGATCGCTTCCTTGAGTTCTTCCTTGGACATCGGCTCGTATCTGCCTGCTCGTTCGCCGTTGCTGTCGTGGACAGCGTTGCGCTCACGGCGCAGGGCATGCAGATCGTCGAGTGTGGCGTCTGCGAACTCCTGCTCTGTGAGATGGATTCCCATGAGAGCTAGACCTTCTCTTGTGTGCTGCTTGTAATCGTCGGGTATCCAGTCACGTGGGTTTTCTGGAAGTCGGGCGGGCGCCTTTTTGGCGCCGCAGTCCGGCTTCTTTTCTTCTTTTCTTTCTATTCTATTCTCTTCTAGGCCACCAAATGGTTCCGCTTTGGTGGTGGAAAGAGTGATGAAACCCGCTTGGACAAGCCGATCGAGCGAACTTTTGTGGGCTTTTGCCTGACTTTTCAGCCACCTTTCGTCGGCCAATAGTCGACCATTGCCGTACCTTTGGGTGACCATCCAGATGCCGATCAGGAGACAACGGTCGGCGGTTGAGAGCTCGAGCCAAGCGTCGTTTCCGAGCAGGTCGGTGTGGAGTCTGAGCCACGGCAGGTTAGGCCGGTCGCTGCGTGGCTGGTGGCGTTCCCAGTCCTTGACGTACAGGTAGAGCCTGCTGGTATCCTCTGTCATGTGGTGCGCCTCCCTCCTATCCAGGTTGAGGCCCCATAGGGGCGGCGGGGGTTCCGTCCTCGCCGCCCCAAACCTTACCACTCGCCGGCCTGCTCCCTGTGGGTCGACGTTTCTGCCGGTCGTAGCTCGTCTCGGGATGCAACGCCTCTGGTTCGAGGTTCTGGGTGTGCCGCAGCTCGCACGGAGAACAAAGGCTGTCGTAGAAGGCCCGATCGCGGGCTAGCCGGGCGCCGCAGATCGGGCAGTGCCTTGTGGCTCGGATGGGTCGCAGGTCGTGGCTGGCGTAGACGTATTCAACGCCCAGAAGCTGGATGTGCTGCGTCGGTCTGGAGTGGATGCGGGTCATGGAAGAGCCTCTCCGTTTGGGGTGGTCGGGGCCCGCTTGTCGGAGCGGTCTTGGAGTAGCGACAGGCGAAGTGGGTGATCTGGTCGCCTTGTTGGCTGTAGCTGGTGTGGGCCTTTACCGGGAGGCCGCAGAGGGCGCAAGTGTGCTTCCACTTGCGCCCGTCTGCCTGCTTAGTTGTCGCCACGCTGGGCCCAGGGGCCGTTGTAGGCGACGACGGGCCTGTATTTGAGCATGACGCTCGCGTCTACCGTGGTGTGGGTGACGGGGATCGTTTCGAGCGCCGTCGCTGCGAGCGTCCTAGCCGCCTCCAACTCCTCGAGCCGCTTCTGGGCTCGGCGTGCTGGCCCCTCGTTCACTGGACGACGTGGGCGTAGACAGAGCCGTTGAACTGGCCGCGGCCGCCCTTGTGGAACGCAGTCGACCGGCCATAGTAGACCGACAACGTCGTCTGCCAATACTCCGGCTTCTCTGTGGCGACGCGGACCTTGAGGAGGCACGTCTCCTTCGGAGCGAGCAGCATGTTCACCGAGCAGGTCGCGCCGTTCCACGTCAAGGTGAACTTGCGGCCGCCGGCGCCTGCGAGGTCGAAGCGACGGAGGTGCTGGTTGTGGCCGGTGACGTTCTTGACGGTGACGAACGCGGTCGGATGGTCGCCGGACTGGACGGTGCCGAAGTAGACGTTGGCGGGCTGCAGCGCGTTCGCCGGGCTGGCCTGCGCGGCGGCCGGAGCGGCGAGTAGCGCCACGGCTGCGAGGGTGATGGGACGGATCATGGTCGGAGCTCCTCTGGTCGGATGACGTGCCGGGGTGAGTATCGGTCGGGGTGGTGGTCTGGGCATCCCCCATCCGGGGGTTATCCGCAGGTGAGGCCCACGCCGCCGCCGCCGCTCGGCTTGTTGATCGTGCCGCTGGTGACGACGTTGACGATGTGGGTGCGGTAGACGGCGGTCGAGCAGGACATGGGGGATTCGCTGAACGAGAAGTCTGGCGGCGATCCGTTGCCGCTGCGGTCGGCGACGATGACGTTCGCCCACGCTCCGGTGCCTGGCGGCGATCCCTGGACGCGGTACTGGATGCTCCAGTGCGTCGACGGGTTGGGGCAGTCGATGTGGACGGTGTTGCCGTGGAGGGTGCCGCCGTTGTTCGTGGTGCGCCACGGACCGGGGTGGCCGTCGTTGGGGAAGCTGTTCGCGCACGATCCGCTAGCCGCGTTCGTCATGGTGGTGGTGCCGGCGATGGCTAGCGCTGCGATGAGGCCGATGGGGATGAGTCGTCGCATAGTTCCTCCAACGTGGTTTGGCCGGGGAGTGGCAGGATCTGGTTGCCGCTGGCGGGGCATGGTTCGCCTTCTTGGGGGTGTGGCCACGCGTAGGTGTGGTTTCTGAGTGCGCCGTTCTGGGTGAGTTGGGGGTAGCGGTTGCATATGGGGCAGCGGACGCGACTGGTGCTCGCGTGGCCAGTCACGCCGGCATCTCCACATGCTCCAGGCTCTGGTCGCCCCATGTGTGCCAGCCCAGGCGGTTCCGCCGGGCGAAGAGCTCGACGCGCGGCTCGGGGCTCACCTGTTCTACGAGGTCTAGGAACGCCTCCGGCTTCGCGCTGTGGGCGATGTGCCCGTTCTCGTAGGGGCGGCTCCACTGCCACCATGACGAGTCCTGGCGTTCTGCGTGCGGCAACGAGCCGCGCCGAGCGAAGACGACGAACTCGGTCGTCGTGGTGAACGCGCCGCCGAACCCGATGCCCATAGGCGGTTTGCACCACGTCAAGAGCTGCGCCGGCCGGAACCCCCATGCGCGGGCGACGGCGTAGGCGTCCTCGAGGTGGCGGTTCGTCGTCCACAGGTAGAGATGCGCAGCAGGCGCCGCGAGTTCGGCCACGGGGAGCGATGCGATCTCTGCGACGGTCATCGTCGCGTAGGGCAGCGTGACCGATCCGCCGCGGTGTCGTCCCCACCATGTGCCGTCGACCTGGCGGCCACCCTTCGCGGTGTAGACGCCCTTCGTGTCCGTCTCGCCACGCGACGTGGCGCCGGTTGCAGGCATCGGCCAAGGGGGATCCACGACGACGGTCGCATAGCGGACGCGATTCGCAGTAGCGTCCGCAGCCTCGCACTCGCACGTCTGGCGCATACACGCCTGCGTTTCGGGGTCGAATCCGGGGCAGGCGTACTTGTCCACGCGATTGGGGATTGCGTTCGGATCGGGATAGGGGCAGTCGCACTCCGGCCAGGTGCAGGCGAACCGTTCGCGTTGGCATATCGGCTGGTTGGCCGCGGTATTGCTACTCGCGTCCGAGGAGTGCCAGCCCGGACGCGGGTTGCCGCCATCGCCCGGCGCGCTGGGAAACTTGTCGGCCGCGCTTGTCGGTATCGCGTCCGTCATGGCAGCTCCAATCCGTCCGCTACTCGCTCGTCATGGCTCGAGTGGCCGATCACGAGCCGCGCGGCGGGTTCGACGATGCCGTGCAGATAGTCGAGGTAACACTCGCCATGCCACGCCTTCGAATAGGCGGGCGGCTCTGCTTCTGAGAGGAGCAGGACGGGCTTGCCACAAGCGGCGCAGGGCCTATGCATGGCTCTTCTCCCACTCCTCGAGGCGCCGCATCGACGCTTCGCGGTTCGTCTTGAAGTAGCCGAGTTGGGCGGTGATCTTGTCGCACGCGTCGTCGTCGAGGTCGCGCACCGACTCGGTGTAGCCCTCTGTGAGGCGATAGATGATGCGGTGTCGGAGCGTGTCGTCGACGTCGGCGTCTTTGGCGGCGGTGACGAGTCGGATCTGGGCTGCCCTGAGCTTCTTAGAGGTAGCGCGGCTCCCCGCCCGCGCACGAGGGGGAGTATGGGATCGGGGAGCCGCACTCTTCGCCATCTCTTCCCGGCTGGGACGATGGCCCTTCGGCGCGTAGTTCAGGTTCGCGAGCGCACGGCCGATGGCGCTGGTCTCGCAGTTCTCGACCCAACTCGTCTTGTTGACGGGGTTCGAACCTGGCGTCTCCTGGGCGTGCCCAGTCGCGTCGGGGTAGAGGTCGGCCTTGTCCTTGTAGACAGACGCGAGCATGACGACCGACTCGCCGGCGTGGCTGCCGTTCACGAGCTCAGTGAAGATGCGGCCGTTCGGGTTGTCGCGCCAGAACCGGTCGAGGCGCGCCTCCACTGGTTCGTATTCTGAGAGATCAAATGGCATCGTGGTTGGCCTTCCGACGCAGATACCGAACGTGGTCGCGTTCGGCGCGACAGGCCCGGCAAACGCGGTTGATCTGTCCCTTGAAGTAGACGACGCGGAGATTGGCGCCCGAATATCGATGGCCGTTAGGGCAGTGAGTCTTCTCGCGGTTGTGGTGGCGCTGCCGCCGGCGGTTTTCCGAGGGGGTGACGGCCTCGAGGTGGTCTGGTCGAATGCAGGCCCGGTTGCGGCAGAGATGGTCGATCTCGTATCCGGCTGGGATCGGGCCGTTCGCATCCTCGTAGGCCATCCTGTGAGCGTAGAGATGGGCGCCGTCGAGCCAGAAGTCTCCATAGCCCGCCGTGGTGCGGCTACGTGTCCATTCCCAGCACTCGCCTACGCGCGTGAAGTGCTCGAAGACGTCCATCACCACGGCATCCCGTCGTAGCGGGGAGCGTCCACGTCGTCCCGTTCCCACTCCTCGCGCAAGGCGTCTAGGAGGCGCTGTGGCTGGTCGCGACGCTCGAGATGAGGCGTGACCCACGGCCACGCGAACGCTAGGGAGACGGCGACGAGGAGCATGGCGGTGGCGAGCTTCCAAATCATCGGAGGTCCTTGATGGCGGCCTGGTGTTCGCGGATCTGGTACGCGAACTCTTCCGCGAGCAGTTGGAGGTCGGCGTCGCAGCGGCGCTGCTCGTAGACGCGACCCATGACGAAGCAGACGACGCCGAGCACGACGAGCGAGAAGGACTGGAGCAGGATCATGGTCGCCTCTTCGTCGCTGCGAGTTGCACGGGAATCGAGATCGCAGACCAGTCGCCGTGGGCCTTCTGGGCGGATTTGAGTGTCCGCGCGAGGCGGTCAACGCCGGCCTGGTCGAGCGTCAGGCTGAGATACGAACCTTCGAGTTCGGCTAGCCGCGCTTCGAGGGCTGCGATGCGTTGGCGGTATCGCTTGGGGATGTCCCAGATCATCGCCAGATCCTCCGCCACGGGATAGAGCGGCCGATTGCCTTGTTGGCGAGGCGCTGCGGCACGCGACCCGTCTTGACCGAGCGTGCGTCGGCCGAGAGGCGCGCCATCTTGAAGATGGTGGACGTGAGGCTCATGCTTCCCCCTCTGTGAACAGGCTGTCCATCTCCACTCCAAGTACCGTGGCGAGACGGCCCAGCGTTTCAGTCTTCGGTGTCGTCTTGCCGCGTTCGGCGCGTTGGACGACTTTCTGGTCGAGGCCCGCCATCGTCGCGACTTCGCGTTGCGACAGGGCGAGGCGCTTCCTGGCGCATCGGAGTGCTGACGGAGAGAACTTCATACCCCTCACTGTACCCCCCTCGCGAGGGGTTGTCAAGGAGGAGGTAGGGCGTGGGGGAGGCGGGCCGCGCGGCCCTGCTCCGGTGGCAGCTGTTGGCCGCGCCGCTCCCCCACGCCCCGCTACCTTACCGCGGCCACGTCCTGCCGCAAACCTCGCACCGCCGATGGTCGCTGGCGCCGTTGTAGCCGCGGATGATCGTCGTCGGATTGAGGCTGCGACACTTGGCGCAGTAGTGGGTGTCCGGCCGGCTCCGACCAGAACCGGCCGGACGATTCAGAAGGCTACTCATCGTCCTGGTGGTCGGCGTGGTTGATCGCCCACAGGAGTCCGGCGAGGTAGCCGTCTAGCTGGCCTTCTCGCGCCGATGGCAGCGTCTCGCGGCTGATGCCGTCCCGCGTCGCTCGGGCGTACTCCTGCTGGAGCTCGTCGAGAGTGATGCTAGGCATCGAGGTTCTTCTTCGCGGCGCCGGTCGCGCGGCCGTGCCGGATCGCCGCGTCGCCGACGAGGAGAGCAGAGGCGAGCACGGTGACGAGCTGCATGATCGAGTCTTTCGAGTCCTGCGAGATGTCGAAGCCGAAGCTGGCGGCGACGGCGAGGACGGCGCCGACGATGGCGACGACCTGTGCGGGAGTGATGTCGGGCGTCTTCAACAAGCGTGGGCCTCCGTTCGTCGCGGCGGTGTGGGCGGCTTCGTCCTGGCGGCCCTGGTTGTAGCCGCGGACGTAGATGTCGGTCTGAGCCTCAGTCATGGCTAGCCCTCACGCGGCGCAGGAACATGCCGCCAGCCCACTCGACGAGCTCGACGAGCAGGAAGCCGGACAGGAATCCAACGCAGATGAGCGGCGCCCACCAAAGCGACGTACCTCCATTCGTGACGCCGATTCCCCACCCAATCGTCATAAAGATCGCGTTCCAGATGATCTCGTACCACTTAATGTTCACGAGTCCTCCCTGTGCCTGATCGCGCGTTGATGCCCCGGATGACGCGGCTTGTTTCGCGCCATCCAGATCAACGCTCGCGAGTAGCGGCGATAGTTGCGGACGTGTTCGCCGTCCTTGTAGACGCCCCACGGCTTGAACACCTTCCCATCCGGGACGAGCAGCGCAGACTCGTCGAGGATGTGGCTCTGATCCGTGTTCCCCGAGATGCCGGGCACGTGGGCGACAGACGTGTACTGGTGCGCCACGGCTCCGAGGTCGCCGCCGGTGAGGGCGTGGCGCTGACCATCGTTCGGGCCGAACTCGGCTCGCCACCACGGACACGCCCTGAGCGTCGCAGATGCCGACCGCATCGGCTGGATGAAACTCGTCGACCCGTACAGGACGGGCATGTAGCCGAGCTTGTCCTTGCAGCGGAGCACGAACTGTTCCGCCCACTGCCGCGACTGGCCCGACTCGAGATCGAGACACGGCCGCAGCTCGCCGACCGTGCCGAGCTTGGAGAGGAAGAAGTCGGCTTCGGCTCTGGGGTCGGCGTGGCCGGCGAAGTGGTAGCCGCCGACTTTCGCTCCCGCGGCTCGGGCCTGCGCTTTCCGGTCGAGGTACGTCCGGTCGACGAACGTCGCGCCCTCCGACACCTTCAGGTAGATGTGGGTCGTCGGCGCGGCCTTGTAGTCGTCGCTGCCGTTGACGTTCGATCGGTCGATGAAGACGTGGGCCATCAATGCCTCCTACTGGTCGGATGTGGTCGGAATCAAGGGGAGCGTGATGGTAGTCGGAACTGTAATCGTCGTCGTGGACGGAGGCAGCTCGACGGTCTCCGTCGACGTGACGGTCGTGGGGACGAACGTCGTTTCTGGGACGGGGATGTAGACGGTGACGTTCGCGTTCGCGGCGACGGTCGCACTGGCCGAGCGGAGCGGGAGGCGCTGCGCGGCGACGGTGATGGTGCGATGGTCGACGTGGACGCGGATCACCGGGACGGTGACGTAGACCTTGTCGGCGACGTGGATGATCCTGCCCCTGACCTTCCTCGTCACGACGTGCGTCGACACGAACGTCTTGGTCTGGCCGGGCTCGAGGACGGTCTCGACGCCGGGCACGCCGGGCGCGACGTCGCTAGCGGCGCGGACGCCGAGGATCAAAGCGCCGGCGGCGATCAAGAAGAAGTTGAAGAGGCGAGGCCAGTGGATCAGTCTCATCAGCAGTCCGCGAATCTGAACGCGCGGACTGTCTCTTTCTGCGTCTCGATGCTGCGCAAGATGTCCGCGCGGCTAATCCCAGGGATACCCTGCGGGTGCTCCTGGAGGAACTTCTTGCCATTGACGATACCGCGGATCCGCTCTGCGCGCAGCGCGCACAGACTCCTATGGACGTTGTCGGCCGTCTGGTAGACCTTGAAGACGCCGCCGACAACAAGGACGACGCCGACGACGACCGCCGCCGTAGACGCCCGGTTCAGCCGGAGGGCGTGGACGGCCCTCACGACCCGCCAGCCCGTTTCAGGACTTCGTTCCCCACGCCGACCAGGATCAACGCGATCCCCCCCAACGTCACGTCGGGCGGATCACCCGTCCACAACCACTTCCCGGTGAAGACGCAGATCATCGCGACGCCCACCGTGAACAGGATCCATTCGCGGAGAGCCCTCCCCCACTGGTCATTCACCATCGCCCCCATCCACGGGCAGCCTATCGTCTAGGTTGGGATGTACTTGACCGAGATGTAGCCTGGCAGGTAGGTAGTGCCGTCGCCCGCCGAACCGCCGGTTCCAGCCTTGAAGGTGCCTGTCCCGGCGCCGCCGAGGTAGGCAGCCACATTGTAGGTGTGGCTGGCCGCGGTCGGCGTGATGCTGCGTTTCAGCGTCATGCCCGGTTCGGCGTCCGACGCCTGGACGTTCCCGAAGGTGCCGAGGATCGTCGTCCCGTCGCGGAGGAGGAGCCACGTCTGCTGGGCTGGAGCGGTGTACCGCGCCGTCCAAAACTCGATCTCGATCGGAGCCGCCTCGTACGTGACGGCGCCGGCCGAGACGACCTGGTTCGCGGTCGCCGCTGTCGTCGCGGTGACGGAGACGTCCGACGTGAACTCGACGTACGCGAGGCGCTTCAGGAACAGCAGATCGTTTACAAGCTCATTCCAATTGCTGGCAGTAACCGTATAGCCGCTGGATCTGGTTGCAGGACTAGTCCAAGGCACGGCTGCCCCTCACGTTGGCGGCCTTCATCCGCTCGTAGTAGGAGATCTGCCGGCGGTGGTACTCCCCAGAATGCCCGGAGTGCCGGCCGCGTATCTTCTGCTCCTGGAACGCAAGGCCCAAGATGATCTTGTCTCGCATCCGTTCCATGCGGACGTAGGGCAGGATGTCAACAAGGAATGCAGCGGCTTGCCGAGTCGAGATGACCCACACATGCGATGGCCGGTACTCCTTCTGACGTGGCTTGGGGTGGCTCACAGATCCTCCCCAGGTCGATCGCAGGAACTCAAGCGGTTCCGAGTCGCACATTGCGACCTTGCATCTCAGGATGCAAACAGGAATAGGCGCGCTTCTGTGGCGCTGGTTGCTGATCCCGATGCATCCCTCGCCTTCGAAGAGTCCTGCGGCGTATGCCTTGTCGGTTGCGGAGATCACGCGAGGATCGCTGTCGTGTTGAGTTCGGCGTAGCCGCTCTGCGAGAGATGCCACGTCGCCGTCGCAGCCGAGAATCCTCTGGCGAGCGTCCAGCTACAGGTCAAGTGCTTGTTCACGTCGACGTGTTTCTCCTTGCCGATGATGCGGGTGACGATGTCGGGGTTCGCGGTGCCGCCGGCTCCGCGCCGCTTGATGCGGATAGTGTCGCCGATCTCTCGGACGAGGATCTGTGTCCGGCGGTTCTGTTGGGCGCCGTTCAGGACGACACTCTCGAAGCGGTACATCGGCTGGCCGAAGTGGTCGACGATCGCCTGGCTGATCATCGCGGCGTCGGCGTCGTTCGCGAGTATCAGGCCAGTCAGGTCGGACGCGGCGCGGACGCTGTACGCGGCTTGGCTGGCAGCGTCAGATGCGGTCTTCGTGGCGCCGCCTTCGCGGCCGGCTGTCGCCTGGTTGAAGACTTGATCGTCGTAGACGAGGCCGATGTCGTCGTACTGGACTTCCTGCTCGCCGAGCGTCGCTTGGATCGTGGTCGTGTCTTCCCACGCTATGTAGTCGGGGTTGCCGGCGTCGTTGAAGAAGAAAAGGCTCTGCGGAGTCTCCGTGGCAGCGGTGGTGACGATCTCGTCGAGTGCTTCCTGTCCGACTTGGAAGCGCGGAGCGGCGACGACCGTGCCGGCGGGGATCGACGCGGTTGACCAGATCGGGTGAGTCGCCAGCGCTGCGATCCTCGAGCCTGCGGTCTGAGCGGCATAGCCGCGGCTGAGAGCAGCGGTGGAATGCGCCGCGACGCGGTCGGCGCTGAGAGCGTGCGTGTAGAACGCGACGTTCGAGATGATGTCCACGCCGATCGTCGATGAGGTGGAATGGTTCTGCGGCCAGCCGATGTAGACGAACTCGGGCGTGTCAGGGTTGATGAGCGTCCCTGCGCCGCTGTCGGTGACGTCGAGGACTCCGTTTATGTATGCACGGAGCGTTGAACCGTCGTAGGTGAGGGCTAGGTGATATGTCCCCGCGCCGAGAGCGCCGCCGCTAAAGTTGACTGCTTTTAGCGTGGCACCAGTATTGAATATGAACATCTGGTTGTAGTCGATGCCGAATGATCGGTTCGCGGCTGTCGTGTCCCACGGGCCGCCGACAAAGTTGTTCAGAAAACTGTTCTGCCGCTGGACGACGCATTCGACGGTCAACTCTCCCGAGTCGAACCAGATCCCCGAGTCGTCAAGGAGCGCCCGCGCATACCCCGTCTGAGTGAACTGTGCTGCGAGATCGTTCGACCCGACGACGGGGCTGGGATGCCCGAACTCAACCGTGTTTTTGTAGACGCCCTGCGGGCCAGCGGTGGCGCTCATCGTCTTGCCGCCGCCATCATTGACGGGGTAATAGGCGAACGGTTCGTCGGCCATGATGACGTCGGCGTACGTCTCAGCGGTGCTGCCAGAGTCGAGGCGCGGAAGCGGGTAGAGACTCAGGACGCCGAACCCGTCGACGCAGGTGACGACGACGTCGCTCTCGGTCGAGCTCGGGTCGGGATAGACGACCTGATAGCTCGTCGCGTAGTAGGTGCCTTGTGGCCTGCTGACGCCGTCTGCGGTGATTGACCAGCGGAACCGTCGTAGGGGGAGGATGTTCCCGGCGAAGCGCCCCGCGGCGTACTCGGGCTCCCAATCCCTGTTCCGGTTGCGGAGCACGAACGTCGCGCCGCCGGCCTGCGGCTGGTCGAGGTCACGCGAGACGCCGCTGTTCCACGAAGCCTCTTTCAGGTATGCGGTGACGTCGGTGTAGGTGGGCGTCGTGTCGTTGAGAGGGTCGGGGCTGAACTCGAGTTTGGGTGTGCACTCGTCAGGCACGAGATCCGCCGAGGAGGCTGCGGCCGTTCTGGCGGATGACGCCCTTGTCGACGTCGACCATCGCCGCGTAGACCAGCTTCTTGTCGAGGTGGAGATTCACCTGCAAGGTTCGGCCGCCCGCTCCTCTGAACGTGCCGCCGGTCTGGGCAGCGGTGGTGACGCCTGCGACATTGCCGAGCAGTCCGCCGGAGAGGCCGGGGATGTGGATGCCGCCGATCGACGACGGTAGGCTCGGCAGGCTCGGGAGGCTGCTGATCGCGTTCGCCAGCGACCGGATCGCGCCGAGCACATTCTGCACCCAACCGTAGAGCGTCTGCATCACCGAGACGGCCGCGTTGAACTCGGCCTTCCACACCCCGACGAGCGCGCCGACCGCGCTCTTGACGGCGCTGAACGCGGCGTTCACGACATTGCGGAACGTCTCGCTCTTCTTGTAGGCGATGACGAGCGCGATGCCGAGGGCGATGATGCCTGCGGTTATGAGGACGACGGGGTTCGCGTCGAGGGCAGCGTTCACGAGCCACAACGCGCCGGACAGGATCCTGGAGGCGACCGTCGCGACGCGCTCGCTTTTGATGAACGTGACGAGGCCGCTGTTCGCGATCGAGTACGCCACCTTCGCAGCGATCAGACCAGCCGATAGGGCTGCGATAGCGCCGACGAGGATCTTAGTCGCCGTCTGGTTCCGCTTCATCCACGCCGTAGCCGTCGTCAACACGCCGATCAACTGGAGGACGCTGGGCAAGAGAACGCTGACGAGCTGGGCGGCGACATCCGCGAACGCCTCCCGCAACTTAGACAGCTGCGCCGGCAGAGTCTTGCCCGCCGCTTCGGCCGACCCGCCGAACTCCTGATTCAGCTCGCCGAGGATGATCTTCTGCGCCTCCATTGTGTTCCCAGACTTCACGAGATCCTTGATCAGATTCTGCTGCGAATCCGACAGCGACACGCCGACGCGGCGAAGCGCCGTCATCCCCTTGATCGGATCGTTCAAGGCTTTGCCGACGAGGATCGTCGAGGACTGGAGATCCTTCCCCATCGCGACGGACAGGTCGAGCGTCGCCTTCTCGGCCTGGTCGAAAACGTCGTTCGTCCTGCCGGCCTCGTTGTGGATGTTGCGGAACGTGAGCAGCAGGTTCTCGCTGGACGCGATCGTCTCGTCGTCGACGCCGCTCAACTGGAGCAGTTGCTGTGAGAGGGCGTTGATGTGGTCGGCGGTGACGTTCGCGGCGCCCCCAGTCGACTTGATAGCGGCCGCGGTCTGAGCTGCGACCTTCTGACTTTCGGTGAACTCGTCGAATCCGATCTTCGCGGCGACGCCGAGGCCGAGCAGGCCTGCCGCGCCGACCTTCGCGCCGGCGGCGAGCGCCGACCCGAACCGGCTCGTCTTCTGCTGCGCCTTCCCCAACGCCGCCTCGAGCGACTTGCTATCGCCGAGGATCTGAACTTCGATCTTGCGGCTCACTGGCGCGCCCCGATCAACGCCTTGCCGACCTCGAGGGCGTTATCCATCTGAAACGGAGTCAAGTCCGCGAGCATGGGTGGCGTGAGGCTCACGGCTCCGAGAAACCCGTTCCAGTAGGCCTGAGGATCCTCGCCGGCGGGGTGGCCGAATCTGTTGGGGAAGGCGAGCCAGAAGGCGATCCACGCGTTTCTGGCTCGAGCGCCGGGGGGCCATCATCACCCACCGCCTCGTCTTCGACGTCGACGGTGATCCGGCCGATCTCCGCGTCGAGCAGGACATCCTCATCGACGACCGGGAACTGGCCGCTCCTGCGGAGCGCGATGATCGTCATCGCGAGGATGAAGTCGTTGTCGCCCTTCTGCCCCGCCGCCTCGTACTCGAGCGGCGACAATCCGGCGACCTGCTTGATGGTGCGGATGTCGCGGTTCGTGAGGTGGCCGAAGTCGAGGTCATACGAACCGTCGTAGGGATGGATGCCTTCGATCTTGATCTTCACTTAGAACCCCTGTGTCTTTGTGAGCAGGAGGAACGCCTCTTCGACCTTCGCGACGATGTCGTCCTGCCGGCTGTACGCCGCCGGGAGGAGGCCGACTCGCATCTGAAGCGAGCCGAAGTCTGGTCGGAGGCCGCTCGTCTTCTTGGCGCCCTGCGTGATGTAGACGCCGCGTACTCCTACTCGTGGTCGGATGCTTGATGTCTTGATGCCCTGATAGCCGGAGAGGCGGCTGCGGGCGTCTTGGGCGATCGGGTCGGCCGCGTCACGGAGGCCCGCATACAAGGCGAGCTTGGCGCCCTTGTTGACGCGCTGTAGCGCGCGAGCGGCTTCGCGGTACCCCTTGACGCGGATCGTCTCCGCCATCTTCTAGTTCGCGATGACCTGGAGGACGGCGTACGACACGCCCGCCGACGCGGACGGAGTGATGGTGCAGACACCAGTCGTCGGGTCGTTGTAGATCTGAGACTGGAACCCGCCGAACACGAGCTCGCCGGTCGTCGCGCCGATCGTGTTCGTCGCATCCGCGACGCCAAGACCAGAACTCGTGCCGGGCGTGGTGAGCGTGATCGTGCGGGTCGCGGCGTTCGTGTTCTTGCAGTAGAGCAGGATGTCGGGGCCGGCAACGAACGTGTCCGACGCGTTCGCGGCGCTGAACGTCGGCGCGGCGAGTCCGTTGGCGGGTATGGCCTGTGTCGCGAGGAGCGCCATTACGCCGTCAACCTCGTCAGGCCGGCCTGGTTCGCGTTCCGGAACGTGACTTCAGTCGTCGCAGCGTCTCCGACCGAACCGTTGATCGGGTGGTACTCCGGCAGCAGCGCGCCCGTCAAGAAGTAGGCCGCGTTACTCGTCGAGCGAGCCGCGTTCGTGGGGCGAACTTCAACGGGGAACGCCGTGTTCGTCGTGTGGAGAGGGAAGAGCTGCGAGTCGATCGAGCCGGCGGCGTAGTCGTTGAAGAAGGTGACGACGACGGATACGTCGTTGAGGCCGAGGATGATCTCCTTGCTGGTGTCGCCCATCGACGTCACGTCGACCTCGTCGCGCGTCGACTGGATGTCGACCGACTGGACGTGGTCGGAGAGGTTGACCGAGTTGATCTGGACGAAGGCGTTGGTCAGTACGATCTTGCTCATGCCTGGTTATCCTCCTCGTCGGGCTGCCAGTCCGGCACGACGAAACCGGCATGCTTTTCCTCGTAGTGCGCCTCGAGGCTCGGCGGGTCGGAGAACTTCGGGGGCCGCTGCATCGTCTCGCCGCAGATGGGACACGTCATCTTCGCGGGCTCCGTCTTCTGGTCTTTGCCTTCGACGAGGACGCCGTTGTCGACGTTCATCTGGACGAGCGGGTCGGCGGCGTTGAGCGTGACGGTGTCGCCGCGTTCAAGGCCATAGGCGGGGCTGGTGAGGGTGTAGACCGTCATAGGGCGACCTCCGTCGAGATGATTGTAACCGTCCACTCGGCCAGCAGCAGGGAGAATGTTTGGAAAGTGTTTAGGGATGGGCCTGTGGCTTGTGACACCCAGATCGTGTCGGCGGCGCCGCCGAGCGTCTTGTCGGCCTCGAGCGCGTCCTTGACGCTGTAGGCGCCGCTTCCGGCGAGGTACAGGTCGAGGACTTCCTGGCCGCGTTGCGGCTCTTGGAAGTCGGTCATGGCTTGGATGGTGGCGGTGTACTCGTCGGTGTATTTCATGCCGGCGAGCCTGGAACCCATCGCGCGGTCGTATTCGAGGTCGATGCGGGCGACCCAGATGGTGGGCGGCGTGGGGAGGATGATGTACGGCGACACCTGCGTTTCGGGGATGCTGGCGAGGTTCGTGGCGAGTCCTTGTCGGATCGCTGCGAGGCTCACTCGATCATCCCGCTACGCGTGTACGGCTGGAGCAGCATCGCGACGTCCGGGTCGCTGCGGGTGAGGCGCGCTGCTTCGCCGCCGTCTCCGAACGTGAGGATCGCGAACGGCGCGGAGCGGCTCCGCTGGAGGTAGCGACTGGCGAGGATCATCGTTGCCTGCTTGATCGGCGCCGGCACGCTCGGCCACCCATACGTCCCGGTAACGGAGACGTCGGCCCAACCGTTCGCGGTGCCGAACGTGCCGAGCAAGCTCGACACCGGAGCTCGCAGCACGTCGTAGACGGCGATGCCGAGCGGCTTCGCGACCCTGACCTGCTCGAGGGTGTAATAGGTGGGAGCGGTCAGAGTCGCGCTGTTTTGGGTGACGCTGGTGACGGCGGTGACGTCGTCGATGAGGAGATAGTCGGGCGAGACGGGCCGATACGTCCTCGCCTCGCCTGGTGATCCGAGGGTGAAGGTGCGGCCACAGTTCAGGTCGATCGCCGTCTTCGCCGCTGCGAGGGCGAGCTTGATGTCCTGGTCGGCGTACGTCGTCCCGGTCAGGTTCAGCGTCTTCGAGAGCTCCTGCGGGCTGGCGTACTCCTGCGCGGTCGTGGGAGCGTCGGGGTTGATCGTGACGAGGTAGTAACCCGCGTTCGGGAACGATTCGACAGCGCCGCCGCCGAACGTGACAGTGAACGTCGCTAGATAGTCGCCGGCGGCGGCGGTCTGCGGAGCGGTGAAGGTGTAGCTGACCTGGCCTGTCGGAGCGTCGACGATGGTGGCAGCGGCGTCGACGATCTTCGTGCCGCCGTGGATCGGTGTGACGTCGATGTGGACGCTCGCGCCGGTGATGTTGACGGCTGCGCCGTTGGCGTCGCGGAGCGTGACCAGCATCGTGGAAGCGGTGTCGCCCTGTCCGATGTAGAAATCTGCCATCTAGCCGGCTCCTGTCTGTCCGCTGGTTCCGGTTGCACTCGTCGCTCCCGACGCTCCTGTCAGGGCAAGGATACCGCTAGCTCCGGTCGCCTCGGTAGCGGATAAAGGGCTGCGGGCTCGGGTAAGGCCGCTCGAGCCGACGAGGTAGGTGCGGACGGTGACGGGTGGAGCGACGCCACCGCCGCCGGTGCTCGTGACGGCTGGGATAAGCGCCGAAGCGGTTGCGGTGGAGACTGCCGGCGAGACGCGGAGTTGTAAGCCTGGCGTGGGCGCGCTCGCTGTCGCTGTCGCAGCGGCGGGCGAGACGCGGAGTTGGATGGTGGGCGTGGGCGAGCTCGCCGCTGCTGTAGCGGCCGGCGGCGAGAGTCGGAGTTGGATCGCAGCGGTCGGCGAGGATGCTGATGCCGTGGCGGCTGGTGGTTGGACGAACTGTCCGGCGGTGACGAGCGGGACAGGCGCCGACGCCGACGCTGTCGCTGCTGGCGGCGGGACGACGAGTTGGACTGCTGGCGTCGGGCTCGAGGCGGTGGCGGTCGCGGCTGGTGCCGCGATGATGGTGGCGACGGTGATAGTCGGAACGAGCGCGGACGCTGCCGCTGTCGCAGCCGGAGCCGGGATCTGGACTTGAACGGTTGGGAGAGGCGCTGAGGCGGCTGCTGTTGCGACGCCGGGGCTTACCCTGACCTGGATGGTGGGGAGCGGCGCCGACGCGTTAGCGGCGGCTACAGGAGCAGGAATCTGGAGTTGGAGCGTCGGGATCGGGGCCGAAGCTGAGGCTGTGGCGACGGGTGGCGAGACGGTCTGGTTCGCCGCGGCCACTTCGGGTGGCCTGCGTGCGATGTAGAACGCCATCTAGCGCCAACCGATCAGCGGAGCGATAGCCGGTCGCGTCGGGTACGCCGTGCCCCTAAACCGCTGGTTCCTCTGCGGCGCGACGACCGCGGCGGCGCCATCCCAAACGCCTTGAGCGCCGACGCTCGACGCTGCTGCAGCGTTGATCGTCGCTGTCGCCGTCTCACCACTCGTCGACGCCGTGACGGGGCGATCCTCAACGTAGAGATAGTGGAACGTGGAGGCGCCGGCGTGGATGTCCGCGCGTTCCGTCATCGTCCCGCCAACGTCAGAACCGGGCGTGACGGTGTTCGTGCTGACCGTCGAGTTGTACGCCCACGCCGCGGCGTGCCAGCCCGTCGTCGTCGTCGTCGCCGCCGTCGTCCCCGCCGTCAGGTTCGCGGTGCCGCCGGGGCTCGCGGTCTGCCAGATCCCGTTCGAGTTCGCGAGGCTGGTGATGACCTGGCCGGCAGCGTTCTTCCGCGTCGCCGACTGAGTCCACGTGAACGTGATGACGGTTCCAGAAGCCATCCCCGTGGGGAAGTAGACGCGGAACATCTGGATAGCAGGCGAACCAGTCGAAGACCTGTCCGGAGACTTCTCCACGACAGCATCGCCGGGCAACCCTGACAATGAGCAGCTCTGAGCGGTCGACGTGCCGCCACGAGCGCCGGCGCTGAGGATGGCGCTATCCTGAGCCGCGACCGTAACGGCCGTCGTCGCTGTCATCGTCGTCGCCGACGTCACATCTGAGACGGGTGTGAACAGGTCTACGACGAAACTGGCAACCATCCCTGGCTACCAGTCGATCACGAACCGCGCATAGGCGAGGACGTTCACGTTCGCGGACACGTTCACGCGGATCGCGAGGGCCTTCACCGTCCCGCCAGAGAGGTCGGTGTCTGGCCCGTCGCCCGGCGTGTACGACCGGACGTAGATCCCGTTGTATTGGGGGACGAAGACCTGTTCGATGATCGTCAGCGCGGTCGGTTCGGCGGTGTAGTTGTGGCCAGTCGTCATCTGCGCCGTGATCGCACGGCCCTTCGTCTGTACAATCGCCGGGATCGACCCCGCCGACGTGCCCGCTGTCGCCTGCGTCGACTGGCACAGGTTCACCGTCGCCGGCACCGCCGAGGAGGTGACGCCGTCGAAGCTGACGCCCCACTCGATGATCTGGACTGGCTGGTTCGCGCCAGCGATCAGGTTGAGCGCGGTCTTCGCGCCCGCCGTCGCGGCGAACACCGTGTTCATCGCGACGTAGGTGCTAGCCATGCTACGCCACCACTACCGAGATGATGCCGGACGCGTTCCACGCGATCGTCAGCGTCGCTCCGGCTGCGGCTGTCACCGTCCCACCGAACAAGACATACGAGATGAGCGGCTTGACGCCGGCGCCTGGAGTCGAGTCGTAGACGACCGCCGACGTGGCACTGATGCCGGCGCCCGAAGCTGTCCACACCGCGTTCGACGCTGTCCACGAGGTCGTCTGGCCGTTCGTGATCGTCGGGCTGGTGAGGGTGACGCCGCCGGCGGTGTAGCCGTTCGCGGTGCCGAGTTCCGTCCATGCCGTCGTGAACGGCGTCGCGTCGAAATACTTGTGGGTGGCGGCGTACGTGTAGGCGGTGTTCGACAGGGCACACTTGATCGTGTCGGTGTCGATGTCGGCCTCTTTGTTCCACGTCGTCGAGAAGAACATCGGGTACATGAAGGCGGTGACGGCCACTAATCCTCCGGATCTCCGTCAGTCAGGATCTCGACGATCGCGACGGCCGCGGGAGCGGTGATGGTGACGTTCCCGCCGTCGTCTTGGGTGACGCCGTCCAGCACCGCGGGACGGGCAGTCTCTCCGGTGCTGGACGGCGTGTCGTTCACTTGCTGGCCTTCTCGCCCTCGACGGGCGCGAGGTTGTCCTTGTCGGCGGCCGTCACGTACGCGTTCGGAGCGACGTACGTCGACACGTCGAACTCGGCCGGCTGCGGCGCACCCGCACCCTCGACCAGCGACTGCGCGATCGGCACGTCCGGCCGATCCGTAGACACCGGCGGCCGATTCGCCTTCAGGCCGTCGTACGGGCCCGGCGCCGACGACTCGTCGGCGGGGTGGGGCGTCTCCTTCGTCGTCGAAGTGACGGCCACTCCAACCTCGTGCTCCTCGATCTTACCTTTGCTGTCTGCCATGTTCCTTCCTCGATTCAGGTAGCCGCGAAGGCCACGATGCGGAGTGCGTCGGCGAGCACGACCTTGCCGTCGAGACGGAGGTACGCGCGGAAACCGACCTGGCCGTTGTCGCTGTGGAGCTCGTTCTGGCGCTGCATGAACATCCCGTTGACGCGGCGGATCCAGTAACCCCTGGAGAAGTCGCCGACGATCATGCTCTTCGCGTTCGCGCCGACGGCTGCGAGGTTGGGGTGCGTGTAGACGGGGATCCCCGCGAACGTCGCGGGCGCGCCACTGGCGACGCCTGGGTTCCAGAGCGGCTGACCAGTCGAGTCGACGGTGCTGACCAGCTTGACCCAGAGAGAGTCGCTGGCGAGGATCGACATGTTCTCGCGGTACTGTGCCGGCACCGAGAAGATGCCGGTAGCGAGGCCGGCCCATGCCAGCGTCGTGACGTAGCCGGCGGGGAGCGTCGAGATCGTGACCGACGACGCGGCGTCGAGGATGCCGGTCGGCTGGCCTGTGCCGTTACCGCTGATGTACGCGGCTTCGGCGAGAGCACCGATCCGCTCGCCGAACTCCTGGCCGAGAAACGCGGTCAGGTCGAACGCCGAGTCGGTCAGGAGCTCTTCCGACACGATGATCTTCGTGCCGGCCTTGAACGCGCTGAGCGTCCCGTTCGTGATCGTCTCGTCCGAAGGCGTGTAGGCGCCCGACTCTGCGATCCACGCCGCCGAGCCGTGCGTCAGGTTCAGCGGAATGTTGATCAGGTCGCCGGTGCTCGTCGTGAGCGTCCGGCCCAGCGTGCCGACGCCGCCCGGCAGGAACCGGAGGGCGCGGACGACTGCGTCTGCGAGGTCGGTCGGCACGAAGAAGCCGCCACCAGACGCCGCCTTCGACAGTACGCGGTACTCGTCCGAGTCAAGCGACTCCTTGCCTTCCACGATCCACTTGTAGACGCTGCGGCGCACGTCGGGGAGGTCGCTGGCCGGGAGGGCAGCGTTCTCGGAGCGGTACGCGTTCAGCGTCGTCGGCCGATCCATAGAGTCGATGGTGTGGGCGTCTTCGGGCTGCCACGTCGCGAGCGTCTCGATCTTCTGATGCGTCTGAAGACTCCGCTGGATCGACAGCATCTCGTTCGAGATCTTGTCGAGCGCCGCCTGATCCTCAGCGCGGTACTCGTACTCGTGATTCTCCTTCTTCCACTCCTCAGCCGCCTGGCCGGCGGTGCGGAGCTCGGTCGTCAGGAGCTTCAGCTGCTCGTGCAGCCGCTCCACTTCGTCGCGTCTCATCCTAGAACTCCTTCTCGAGGCTCCTCGCCAAGAGTTCCCACCAGGGAACGTATGGCTGGTTTTTCGGCTCGGCAGGTAGATCCATCTGCCAAGTCGTCTCCTCGTCGGGAGATTCTCCATTGCCGCTATCGACCGGCTGCGTCTCCACGCCCTGGCCGTTTTCCTGCAATGGGAGAGCGACGAATCCTTGCGACCGTAACTCTACAGTAGTGTCCAGATAGGCTGGCTCCCACGTCAACGAGACGTCCAAGAGTTTGCGTGCGTTGCGGATCGTCATAACGGGGATTCCTTCCCCGCTGCGGCTCCGTTCGACGTCGGCGCGCTGGTTGAGTCTCATGCCGACGCTCATGCCCTGGAGGTCGCCGGCTTCGATCATCGACCGGGCATAGTCGCCGAGGCCGTTGTCGGGCAGTTTCGCGTCGACGAGTAGGCCCTTCGGCTCCTCGCTGATCTTGACGTTCCCGCTTTTCGTGGTGCCGAGCACCATGTTCCGGTCGTGGCCGAGCAGCATCGGGACGTTCTCCTTCGCGGCCAGAGCCTTGCGGAACGCGCCGCGGGCGATCCGCTCTATGTAGCCATGCTTGACGGTCAGTCCATCGTTCCAGGGAGCGTCGAAGATGGCTGCGTAGCCGCGGAAGTTCCGGCCTTTCAACTCGGCGTCGACGAGGCTCGCCTGGCGCATGACCTGGAGGAAGAGTTCGCTCATGGCGTCGCTCCTGGAGTGGTGGCGTCGGCAGCCGCCGGAGCGGGCAGGCTCGGAGGCGCGGCCGCCGGCGCCACGGTGTCGCCTCCAGGGAGAGGCGGCATGTTCTCGAGGCCGCGGATCTCGTTCGGCACGATCGCGTTCACGTCCGTCATCGCCTTGTAGAAAGCCGCTCGAGCAGCGCTGTCGCCCCGCATCAACGCTGCGAGCGAGAACTCGGGGTACCAGCTCGGGAACGGGAAGATGCCGCGGTCGGCGCCGACGAACTTCTGGATGTTCGTCGTGACGGGGGTGATCGCCTGGCGGGCGAGTTGGATCTGGTTGCCCTCAGTCGTCATGTAGGTCAGCGAGTCGCCGACCGAGCCGCCGATATACGCCGGCGGCAGGTGGAAGATGCTGGCGATCGTGACTTTGGAGAGTTGCATCGATGCGACGAACTCCATGTCGGCGAGCGGAGCGGTGACCTGGTTGAAGCTTGCGCCTTCCTCGAGCACTGGCGTTCCGTGCCGCTGCGACTTGCCGAAGATGCCGCGGTCGCCGCCGCCGTAGCGCGCCGTCCAAGACTCGTCGAGCTTCACGGTGTCCTTCATCTGGCCGGGATGGCCGATCCATCCTGTGATGAACGGCTTGTTGGCGTAGACCTCGCCCTCAAACCGCTCCCGCGCCTTCGCAAGGCCGAGCTGCTGCCTGGTCTGAGTGATCGGGCTCATCCCGCAGATCCCGTCATGCGAGTAGCCGTAGATGTGCAGGACGCGGTCGTCCGAGAGCGCCGTCTCGGTCAGGCCGTACTCGTCGGTGACGACGTACCGCTTCTGCCGGAGCGCCTGGTTGTACTCGATGCGGACGCAGGATGGATGGATGATGTAGAGCTCGCTGACAAGGCCGTTCGCGTCGCGGAGCTTCTCCACGAACGCGTTCCCCCACAAGAGGAGATGGCCGGCGATCGTCGACCAGAACCGGTGCGCCGGCTGGATGCTGTTCGGCGCCTGGCCGAGCATCGACGCGGCGCGATGGTCGGGCGTCTCGACGACGTCGACGCCGACCTGTCGATACACCTTCATCGGCAAGGTGGCGATGGTTTCGGTGATCGTCGTGACGGCAGCGAAGACATCCGCGATCGCGAGCGAGGACGTAACGTCGACGCGTTCGCCGCTGATGACTCGTTGGCCGCCGAGGAGGGCGATGGCGTCCTGGTTCGGCTCGCTCAACGAGGATTGGCGATTCTCCCGACTCCAGGGCCACTGCATCGGGAGATGATTATGCCACAAGCCTTCGGACGGACAGGCTTCAGAGCAGGCCGCACATCCGCGCCGTATTCGGCCACGGAGTCCAACCCCTGGCCTTCCACGCCTTCCACGCCGCGTAGAGCTGGCCGTTCACCGGCCAGTGATCCGCGGTGCCGAAGTGGTGGAGCATCCACGGCCCATACGACGATTGGAACGCGACGTCCATCTGCATCCCGCCGTAGTACGGCGAGTCGGGGTCAGTCCACGACCCCTCGTAGCGGTGCACGCACAACGCGTCGCTCTTCCACCCCGTCCCGACCCATGGATGGGTGCGGTGCCAGTAGCGGCTATGGGCGCTGGCCGGCGCGGCCGTGAGGAGAAGGACGATCGCCAGCCCAATGGCGAAGACTCGTCTGATGCGCGTCAGGCTAGCAGACTTCTACGCCGACACCCACTCGCCGTCCACCAGACGACCCGCCGGCGCCTCCGGCTCGGAACCGCCCACAAACAGGACGCCCCGCTCGTCATAGACGCTCGTCAGGTTCGCCGACGCCTGCCACACCGCGAGCGTCGCCGCCACCAGCGGCGAGATGTCAGCCGCACTGTTCTTCCGCGACCAAGCCCACGCATCACCTAGCGGCCGCGTCGCAGCGTTCTTCACCGCCGTCGCCAGCTCGTCCGTCCCGTGGTGCCTGACCGTGCCCTCCATCACCGCGTCCTGGAACGCTCCGCACGCCGACGCGTAATCACGGGCTCCGACCTTCTCGACTTCCAACCCCATGTTCTCAAGCTGGCGGACAAGACTCGCGGCCGGCGAACCAGGGTCATACGAGATGCTGTGGACGTTGTAGCGCGACACGAGCTCGCCCATCCTGTTCCCGAACCATCCCGTCCCGGCGCGGTACTCCATCGTCTGAAAATGGGTCAACCCATCAGGCCGCAGGCCGGCGCCGACGATGGTGACTCGGTCGCGCGCCGGCGGCACGTCGAACGCGACGCAGATCGGAGCGAGCATCTCCGATTCAGGGTCGACCAGTTCGCGCCACCGATCCCACGAGATGGCCTCGTCGATGTCCTCATCGTTCGGCCAGTCGCCAACGCCGAGCCGCTCGACCGCGAACGTGCGGTTGTCCATCGCCCTGCGCTCCGTCTTGATGAACTCCTCGTTGATGCGGATCCCCATCGCCGGATTCGCCGCCACCCACGCAGCGCGGTCGTCGAGATGCTCCGAGACGGTGTCGATCTCGTACGGCGCCGACCACTCGAAGTAGGCGACGCCCTTCTCCTGAGCCATCCCGCGTCGTCGGACACGAGCGAAGACGGTGCCGTGGTCGTGCACCATCTGGTCGACAGCCGAGCCGGTGTACCAGATCTGCGGATTCGGCCGCGCCGACAACGTCGGAATCAACGCGCCCATCACCATTTCCGGCAAGTACATCGCCTCGTCCAGCAGCAGACAATCAGCCGTGAATCCACGGCCGCCGCCCTTCGTCCGGGTACGGAACCGGATCCGCTGCCCCGACCGGAAGATGATCCCCTCGCGGCCGTTCGTCCTGACGACACGCTTCACCTGAGAATCGAACTCGGGGATGTCCTCGATCAACCACAGCAGCCGCTCCATCGCCTCAAGCGACGTGTCGACGAGATGCGCCGAGTGGATCATCAACCGCTCACCGAACACGAAGATCCCAGCGAGAGCTCGCGCCTCGAGGATTCCACCCTTCCCGTTCTGGCGCGCGACATCCACGCCGACCTCCATCGCACTCCACTTCCCATCCGGGCCGGTGTAGAGAGCTCGCTCGAACGCGTACCGCTGCCAATCGTCGAGGCGAAGACCGGCACGCTTCACCAGCTTCACCGCCTCCTTCGCCAACCCGGGATCGCCGGCAGGGACGCACTCGATCCGAGGCTTCACCATTGCTGAAGACTCAACCTTCGACGCCGATTCGTCGCCCGATTGCAGCGTCGATGCTCCGCGCCCTGGTACAGCATCTTCGCGCTCCCGTCGACGTGGCCGAGATCCCACGGCTCGCCCGGCAGGATCAACAATCCGCACCGAGGACACACCGCGGCGCCGGCGTCCACGATCCGCTTCCACCGCTCCCGCAGCCGCTTGTGCTCCTGCCCATAGCCGCGCCGGCTCGCCGACTCGGTGTGAGGCTTCCGCCGACCCGACTTGTGCGGGTTCGCCGCTCGAGCCGCGGCGAGACACTCATCCGAGCAATACCACCGCCGGCGATCCTCCACCACCCCGCCGCACCGGCGACACAGCTTCGGGGGCTTCGGCGGCTGCTTCGCCTTCCACCGCGCCATAGCTTCGGCCTGCGCAGCGCGATGCTCCTCCGGGTGCTCCGCGACGTAGCGCCGATGCCGGATCCGATCGCAGAGACGGCACAAACGCATCCGGCCATCCCGCCTGCTCCGATCTCGCGCAAACGCGTCGACAGGCCGAGACTCCCCACATCCTGGACACACCTTGCGGGCCATCGTTGTCACTATTGGCGACTAGCGGGGGTAAATGCGAAAAC